GATAACCTGTAAATCTGTGTCAGCAAAGATCTTGAATGTGTAGTTGAAGGTATCAAGAGTACCATTACCTGCGTATGAGTTCTTTACTGTAGTAGATGATATTGTCATATATTAAAATCCTTTAAACTTAGATGATGGATTAGTCAATAAAAACTGTTGTCCAGAATCTCTTTTCATCTTTCTCTCAATTCTTCTTAAAACTCCTGGAGAAAGAGTTTCCATCATTTGATAACCTATAATATAATCGAATGCACTCTTCAAGTAAAACAAATTAATAAATGGTATATTTCCTGTTACAGTTCTATAAGATTGTTTTAAAGCAGCATCTTTTTTTCCTTGTATACCATATTGGATAGCTTGTATTATTTCAGCTGCTGTTCCAGGAACTGGTCCTGCAAAACGACCTAAAAGATCAAAAGCACCTTTAGTTTCTGTAAATAAAAAATCACCATATATACCTAGTCCACCACCTTGAAGTAATGCAGCATAAAATGTTTTTGCTTTTGATGGATCTCTTGGTGTTTTACCTTTTAATAAATCTTTTGCTGTCATTGAAATATATCCTAGCAAAGCACTACTAATAAATATAGATGCTAATCCTAAAACACCTCTTGCTGAATTACCTGCTTTAAAAAATGATATTTCTCTTGATAAACTTTTTTGAACAATAGCAAAAGGAAATGCCTTGAATTGTGCAAAAAATCTAATAGCCTCACCAATACCAGTTCCAGCTAAAGTTCCTTGTGTTAATGTTGCTTTAACTCTAGCATCTTGCTCAATAACTGCAAAGGTAGATCTATCTAAAAATATACCAGATATAGATGCTTTAAATTTTTCTCTTTCAATATCTATTTGTCTTTTAGTTAAATTTTTTTTACCAGTTATTTTTTTAATCATATTGTCATCTAATTTATCTAAATTTCTGACAGAAAAAAATTCTCTACCATCATCAGCTTTTTCCATAGCTACTTTTCTAATAGCATCCCATTTAACTTCATCTACATTAAATTGTTTTAATAATGTTTTTAATCTTTCATTTAATGAATTAAATTTAACATCTTTATTTTTAGCTAAGTAATTAGCCATACCAAGCATAGCACCTTCTTTTAAACTATTAGTCCACCAATTAAGTAAATTAGCTTTAAAGAAAGTTCTTTGAATTTTAGTAAATTTTTTATTTAAGTTATCACCAATAGAATATCTTGCTGCTAAATCATAAATCATATTGTCAGCAATAAAGCCTAATTGTTCTGCAATTTCTCTATTTTTTTTATTTTTTAATTTTGCTAAACTTCCTAATGCTTCACCCATACCACCTAAAAAAGATCTTCCTTGATACTTCATTTCTGAAGCATACAATCCAACATCTGCCATAGCAGATATAGCTGCAAATCCAAGTTTAGACATTGATGCAATAGATCTTGTTATTGCAGACCATTTAGCAAAAGAGAAATCTTCTACTCCATGTATTCTTCCATCTACTACCATTAAAAATTTTTCAAATTTTCCACCAGATATTTTTTCTGTAGATTTTTCTAATTTAACTAATCGTCTTGCAACTAGATCTCTAATTTTTTCAAAATTTTCTTGAGGTTTAGTTCCTAATGTATCCATAATACCAATGTTTCTTCCAGCAACATCAAGTCCAGCAAAAAAAGATTCTTTTAAACTTCCAACACCAAATTTAGAATTATATTGATGCCAAGCATCTGGTGATTTAAAATGTAAAACTCTTTTTGCAGCAGCTCTTTTTGTAACATCATTAGAGTTAATTGGTGCATTACGAGAACCAAAAGAATTAATAGCACCATCTGATCTTAAATAATGATTTTTAATAAGTGAGTTATAAGCAAAATCTAAAAACTCATCTCTATCTGCTGTGTTTGCAAAAGTTCTTTCTTCATCTAGCAATGGAGTAACATACTCTTTCCATGCTTTTAAATTTTCACTATAATTATCTGCACCATCTAATATTTTTTTTCCTAATACTTTAGCTGCATCTCTAACTTTATAAGCATCATGTGATTGTCTTATAATCCAACCCCAAAGTTTTTCAATATTAGCACCACGATCATTTAATTTTCTTCTAATCATTTCAGAATATTCTTCCATGATTGTAGCTAATTTAACAATATCTTGATTTTTTTCTGTTACTGGTGGTTTAATACCAGTTCTTTGTTCAATAGCAGTTTGTTTTTGATTTAACTCATAAATGGTTCTAGTTAATCTTTGTTCTAAATCTGGAATAGGTTTTCCAAATTCATCTGTGCTTTTAAAGAAAAAATCTTCTAAATTATTTTCTCTAAGTTTTTGATTAAAACCTGCAATTAATTGTCTTTGCATAGCAAATTGTTGTAAAGCAACAGCAGATCTTGATCCTAATTTTTGTTGATTAGAACCAACTAATATTGCAATTAAACCTTCTTCTGGATTTTCTGGAAATTCTTTTAAAACATATTCTACTGATTCTCTTATCTTAATTTCATTTTCAAAAGCATTTCTTTTATTAATTTTTTTTTGTAATTTTCTTCTTTCTAAAACATCTTTAGCTACATCTGGAACTTTAATATCATCAAGTTTTGTTATTTTTTGTTCAGCTTGTGCTTTACGAATATCATCTAATATCTCATCTGCTTTTAAAGATTTAATAGATGAATCTTTTAAAAGTTTTTCAACACGAATAAAACATTTGTCTTTAGCCATAATTATTTACCATTAACACAATTTATAGCATCAACTATAATATTGTTTATATCTCTTTCTCTTGTAGAAACTTCATCTATTTCATCTTGAGTTGATTTAACTTCTGGATCATCTATAATACCTAATTCTTTTTGTCTTGTTCTAATTTCATTTACTTGAATTTCTAATGCTTCATTATCTAAATCTACTTGTTTAGAAACATTTCTTTCATTACCAATATTTTTTTCTAAAGTATCTAATTCAACTTTATCTGGATTAGAAAATTGTGTATTTGTATTTATTTTTTCTGGAACAACTTCATCTGTTGTTCTTAAATTTGGATCTATTTCTGCAGTTTTTCTAACATCAACTTGTTCTTCTGAAAGAACATCTCCCACAGCTTTTGCTAATAAAGCCTTTTTAGTTTCTGGTTTTGCTTTATCTAATTTCATCATTGTCTCAGCATTTTCTGGATAATATATTTTATAAAGATCTATTTCTGGTTCTTCTGTACTTTTAATTCCTAAATTTTCTCTAGCTTTTCTAACTTTTCTTTTAAAATCTTTTATAGTTTTAATATCTTTTAATTTACCAGCACCAACATGAAGTCCGCCACCAAATAAAGTTCCAAATCCTATATTCAAAAAACTATCAGCAAGATCATAGTCTGCTTGTTCTTTTTGTGCAGCACTATAAATAAAAGGTTCAACAACAGCAGCACCCACACTACCTTCAACTGTTCCTCTAACAAATCTTGCTTTATTAAAACCAACAGATCTTGCTAATCTTTGAAATCTAAGTTGTCCAAAAACAGGAATAAAAGAAACACCAATATTAATTGGATCTAAAACACTTGTTCCAAGACCAGTTAAAAATTTTAATGTTCCTGGTAAAAAACCCTGTGGTCCTCTTTGTATAATACTTTGCCTTCTTCTTTCACTTTCTTTTCTATCAACAATAATATCAACAACAGATTGTGGTTCATCTTGATCAAATACTAAACCTAAATCAGAATATTTATTATTTAATTCATCTCTAGGTATTAAAGGTTCATCTTCTTCTCTTGCTCTTTTTTGCGTAGAACTTAATTCATAACTTCTTATAATTGATGATATTGGATTAAACTTCCAAGTATCTTCATAAACAGCACCTAAAGTTTTTTTTAAAGTTGTTGAATAAAGATCATAACCATTTTCTTTTGCATTTTCATTTACATCTATACCAAAAGCTAAATTAGCCATTATCTTTTACCTAATATTTTTTCATCAGAATTAATTATTTTTTTTTGTATACTTTCAGAATAATAAGATCCATAAGATCCTCTTGGTTCTTGCATTTCAGTTTTTTCTCTTATCTTAGGATCTATTGCTATTGAAGAATATGGAACTGTATAACTTATATCATCAAAATTTATTTTTAATGGTACTGACATTTCTTCACCTGTATCTGCATCTACAATAGTTTTTGATAATAAACCAAAAGAACCATCATCAAATTGTATTCCAAAAACAACTCCAGATCCATCAGCAGAATTTATCCATGCACCATTATTTTTAATTTGATATTTCATTTCTTGACTTAACTCTTTATCATCATCTTCAAATGTTGATTTAAAAAGATCTGGATTATATTCATCAATGTAATAAGTTTGAACTATGTCTAATTTTTCTTTAAATTTTTCAACATGGTTATCAGATAAATTTTTTCCATTATATTTTCTTGGTACAAAATAAGTTTCTTCTACATCAAAATTTCCTTTGATTAAATTAATAGCTGACTCAATAGCTTTTTTTTCATTTTGTCCATTAACCAGCATTTCATTTGCAGCATAATAAGTTAATGTATCTTTAATATCTGAAAGTTTATTGAAAGCTACACTTGTATCAAATTGATTTGCTATCATTACTACATTTTCAAATTCTTGTATTCCTTCTTGAATAGCATTTCTTATATCTATTTGTTTGGAAGCTCCTTGATCTTTTAAATATTGATCTAAATTTTTCTTTTTTTCTTCAGAGTCAAAACTCATAAATTTTTTAGTTAATGTTGGATTATCAAAAATAAGA